TTTAACACTTACACCTGGTAAAAAACCCAGAATAACTAAACAACCTAACTGTAATAAGGGTCATCCTAACAGTTTGGCCAATCTTAACAAACCAGGCGGAGTAGGACCGTATGCCTTATTCTTATCTAAACTTACGCCTGAGGAATATGACGCCCACATTGCTGAACGCCGTCAACGAGCACTAACCCAATCTATGAAACAGGTTATGAACGAAACTATTAACCAACATGGTGATAAGTGGACTATCTTATTGGAATCTGCCTTACATAGCGTAATGACCAAGGCTATTGAACAGGGTGATCCAGCAGCCTTAAACTCCGTATGGGACCGTGTAGTAGGCCGACCAGATACCGTGATGGATGTCAAGGTCAAACAACAAGATGAAGTGGATGATGTAGTAAAGAAATTACAAGCCACGGTGATGAATGAAGTCACCACTATTGAAAACAAGGAAGATAACAATGGCAACAAAAAAGAGTAAAACGGTAGAACCAACGGTAGAACCAACGGTTGGGCAGGCCAAAGAATGGGAACCAATTATTGTTAATCACGCATTAGATGATGTTGGATTATATGCTGACCAATTTAATGGCAGACCTCAAGGCCGTTATGTTATGACCTTTCAAACACCATTCTCTACTCAATCACTCTCCGTATATTGGGATGGCGAAAAGGTAATCTTATAATGGACTTCAAGGAACTACTGAAGAAGATTAAAGCAGAGTTAGCCGAACGTGCCGCCAAATGGGCAGAAGAAGACCAGCAAGCCAAGGATCCAGATGAGCCTGATACCAAAGGATAAATTATTCACTGACGCACACCAGGAAGCGTTAGGAATATTAAAGGAGCGTGGCGTCACACTGCCAGATTCACCTACGGCCGAACAGCATCAGCTACTTGCTCAACTAATAGTACACCTACAACATCAACGACAATACAACAAACTCCGTTACTATGAGCCTTACCCATATCAAAAGCCTCTGTATCATCTTCACACTATGGCTCAGGCTGTTATTGCTAGTAACCGTTCAGGCAAATCTTATAGTGTTGGCTACGCTATTGCTTGCCATCTCACGGGCATTTATCCTAGTTGGTGGACAGATATTAGGTACAAGAGCGGTATTAAACTTATTGCGGCCGGCAGCTCTAGTTCTCAGATCAGAGAGGCGATACAAGAAACACTATTTGGAACTGCTGACAAAACTGAAGAGATAAGCATCGGTAGTGGCCTGTTACCACGTGACCTTATCATCATGGATAGTATCGTAACCGGCGCTGATAAACGTGCTATCGGTGGCTGCCAAATCAAACACAGCAGTGGCAGCAGAAGTATGATCATCACTGCGTCATACGAGCAAGACCGTGCCGTGTTACAGGGTGGCAAAGCTGATGTGATATGGTTAGACGAACAACCTAGTGACGATGAGATCGTATCGGAACTTGTCCGTGCGCTTGCTCAAACACCAACAGGTCAAGAAGGCCGCCTATATTTAAGTGCGACACCACTTGTAGGCTGGACACCCATGATCAAACGCTTCTGGAATCAGACCGCTAATCACGGCATGGTTCGCTACTCTTGGGATGATGTGCCACTTGAACTGTTAGACCAGAAGACACGTGACATGTTAACAAGCACTTGGTTACCATTTGAGATTGATGCTCGTACCAAAGGTATCCCAATGGCAGGTACAGGCGCAGTGTTCCAGATTGACTTCGATGCTATGATAATGAAGGAGCCACCTGCTCTACAACCATGGTACAAACGATTAGCCGCTATTGACTTTGGTCGCAACCCTGATCCAACAGTTATCATATGGATGTACTACGATGACCGCACTGATACCATTACCGTATACGATGAGCATGTAGCACGTAACCAAACACCTATTGAATATACACCACAAATCTTATCACGCGGCAAAGATATACCTCTAGCATGGCCACCAGACGGTAAGCGTAAAGGATACACTGAAACAGAATCAGTAATTGTGGAACTAACTAACAAGTATGGTATCAACACTCTCTCCGAATCCTTTACTAATCCTGATGGCTCTCGAGGCATTGACTATGGTTTACAGTATATCATTCAACGCATTAGATTAGGCAAGTTCCGTGTCTCAGCACACTGTACTTACCTTATTGAAGAGATGCGCCAGTATCATACAGAAACTACTGGTAACGGCAAGGTCCAATTCAAGGGACAAGACCACGCTATCGATGCTATGCGTTACGGTGCCCTATCCATCGAACGATTTGGCCGTACAACCATTGGTGACATTAACGAGGATACCTACCATCGTGATCGCCATTTCCTTGATAACTACGATATCAATACCTATTAATATGAAACATGTAGTAAAACGTTCACCAGATCGCAGGTCAGATGACCTAAATAACCTATTCAAACAAACTCAGTGTTTGATTGATATGTACGATGGTCTAACAAACGTAGAGGTCATTGGCGTACTACAACTATTGATTACCTCCTTGGCCAACTCCACGCTGAAGCCACTTCCTCCTTCTGATAAATAAATTATGGCAATTAAAAAAACACCACCACAGCCGATGGGATCATCTACTAGTAATATTCTTACTACAAAAGATGACCGTGATAGCACCTTCTTGAACCAAGTAAAACAATGGATTGGCGTTGCTATCAACGTATACGCTGACACAGTTTCCATTGTTCGCCGTGAGGCAGATACGTTCTATGACAACGTGCCCGCTGATCGCCTGCGTCCTAACAGTAATGGTCCACGAGTAATCATTAACGATGTACAGCCAGCTGTTGACCGTGTGGTATCACAGGTAGCTGCCGCATTCTACTCTGAAGATTGCGTAGAAGCTACCGCTATTGGTGATGACGATATTGAAGCGTCCGAACAGGCTACTGAGATGGTTCGCAATATCCTGTTTAATCAAAACGACGGTAAGATTATTCTACGTGACAGTATCAAATCTGCTGCCAAGTATCCATTCGGCGGCGTTCTGCGTGTGTACCGTGATGAACGTGAACGCACCTACTTTAACGAGATTGTAATTCCCGATGTTAATACCATGAGCGAAGCCGAAGATGCCGCTAAGGTCATCGTAGCTCAAAATACACAAGCACGTTACCGTGAATGGAAATTACTAAGAGTGCGTGAAGAAACTTATGAGGAATTAATTCCAGGTACAGAAGTTAAGAACGAGCGTAAGGAATTTACAGCACACTTTGAGATTTGCCAGTATGAGGTAACCTTCCCAATCTTAGTAGTGCCGCCAGAAGAATTCCTAATGGACAAAGAAGCTACATCAGTTAACACTGCTAAGTTTGTTTGCCAGCGCCGTTTTATACCGCGTACAGATATTTTTGAAATGTGGCCAGATGCCCGTGAATTCCCAGAGGATCTAGGTTCAGTTGCTACATCATACAACACTAACTTCTCTAACGAGAAACAATATCGTCGTCGTGTTCACAATACACTCAACATTACCTCACGTCCTGCTACATTTGATAGTACAATGAAGGTCTCAATGGTGATTGAAGGATACATTCGTTATGACTATGATCGTGATGGCATTGCTGAATGGCGTCACTTTGCTATTGTAGATAATACTATCCTAGAGAACGAATACTGGGATGGACCAATACCGTTTGTACTACCTAACTTAAACCGTGATCCACACCGTCCCGACGAAATTACTATTGTTGAACGTGCTAAAGATTCCACACTAGCAAAGACCGCTATGATTCGCGGCGATATCAAAGCACAACAAGACAGAACTAACCTACAGATTATTGCTAAGTCAGGCGCATTCCCATTGACAGGTCAGCGTAAACTGATTGAAGGTTCGCCCGGTATTATTCCTTACGGTCAGAATGAGCAAGGTCAACAATTAAGTATCTCGGGTCCTCTCTCTGATTCCGTATTCCCTATTCCTAAGCCTGAGCCATCACAAATGACTGCTGGCTTATTCCAGATGTTAGATGCTCAGCGTTCAGCACAAGTAGGCATCAACTCACTGAACGATCAAGTACAACGCAACACACAAACTAATAACCCTGCCACAACTGCTATGCTACAAAAGCAGGAGCAAGATGTTCAGATTGAAGATTACATTATGT